CCCCCAGTATCCTCCACGGAACATACGGACCACCCGAGGGCCTCTTGTGAGACCACAACATACGCAAACCAGAACCACCATACACACTGGAATCAACCACATCAGACCAATTCAAACCATCCACCCGAGGAAGATCGAGCAAAATCTTCGAACGCTTCGAAATGGCATCCTGCTTCGTCACCTTCAAGTCCGGCCAGTGAATGTGAACACCGGACTTTATCAAAGAGTCTTTAATAGGACGGGGCTGCGCGCGAGCTATACAACACCTCCCGGGACGACCAAGTGAGTCGTGTATTTTCTCACAAATTTCCAACAAAAATTCATCTGAAAGCTTCTCAGGGGCTTTATAGTCGAGATCGACAAAAAACTTAAACACATTTGTTTTTTGCTCTACAACATATAATTTGCGATTTTTCAATTGTTCGATGTACACTTGAAAAAATGCATCCATGTCCTCGTCTAGAACAAAGAGGATACCTCCGTCCATCAAGGTGTGTGTCCCGGGCGCCTTTGGGACAACCCACTGGTCCATTGGTTTTGTAGGTTTTTAAGACTTTAACTAGTCCTCGTCAGACGACGTCTCGAGCGCAACTCTCGCCCAGAAGCTCTTGGGTTTTTTGGGTTTTTCTTGAACTTCTGGAACCTCCTCCTCGGGAGTCTCTACGGGGGTTTCCTCTGCGGGCGCCTCGGCAGGAGTCTCCTCCTCGGGAGCCTCCTCCTCCAATTTTTCAATTTCATAACATAATCTGCGAATGGTCATTTGCTCTGCGAGACTTTCTGCTGTTGAACCATCGTTCCTGAGCGTCGCGAGCTTCTGAGCATACCAGAGCTTACTGGGAGTCATCTATTTTCTATTTTGAATTTAAATTCTTAAATTAAACGGAGTCTTGTTTTTATTTTTAATTGCATTTATGAATTCGGGGTTTGCGATGACGTGAGCACGGATCATGGGCCAAAGGTTTTGTCTGTTTGTGATACCTTCGAGAGTGTCAAATTCACATGCGTCATTTTCGTCGTAATTTTTGCGAAAAGGCACAACATTTCCCTCCATTTTTTCCTTTTCTTCTGTGAATCTCTTTATGATGTGTCTGTGTTCTATTTGTGTCATTGGGAGGTCGAAGACGTAGACGTGGTAGTGGTTGAGTACATCCACGCCATCCTCTAGGTCCCTTGGTTCCGGGGTATCGGTCGAAAACTTGAAGTAGGCGTACGAGCCTCTCTTCAGGTTGATCGTTCCTCGTGTTTCTTCCTCGAGTTCCCTGACTGCGCACCGAAGTGGGTTGAGAATCTCTCGTCGGCGACACCCGCCGGTTACAAATGTCCACTCCTTGTATCGCCTGTCATGGACGAGGAGAAAGTGAGGAATTCCTTCAATTTGGCTCATCGGTATCGCTACTGCTTTGTGTCTTTCTCGAGTCATCATTTTGACCCTTCTCTACTATGTCTGGACCAAAAAATTCCTGGAGTTTCCCGCTGCGCTTATCATACGATATAAGAAACACTATTGCAGCAAGAATAACCCACACCCACAAGGGCATTTATATTTAGGTATAAATTTAGTTCGCGTATAGGACGCTTCCGAGACCGTTCTGGATGCGGAGCACATTGTAGTTGACTGCGTAGAAGTATGGGTTGGAAATCAGAGGGTTTGTGAGGGCGAGAGGACCGGTGCGGCCGGTGGCGTCGGACAGGGTCACAGGGGTCAGAATGCGGTAGGTGTCGAGGCGGGAGAAGTTGATTGTGCCGGTTGGCTGGCTCTTCGAGGTGTCCAGGCAGTAGCTGATGATGGCCACATTTGCAGTCTGGTTGTTGTGCATGTAGCCGAATGGTGTGTAGTAGTACTGTGGCTTGTCGACCCACTGGGGCAGGTGGCGGAACTCGCCGACATCCACGCCGTTTATCTGAGTCTTGAGCATGTAGTTGGCTGCATTCACAGCGTTGTTTCCGTTCTGGAAAACATTGTCGTATCGCTGAGACTGGAAGGCGATGTACTTGACTGGCTGCGCGAGGGACAGCTCCTGCACGGGGTTGCTTCCGATTGGCACGCGAACCACCTGGTGAATCAGCAAATCGTGGGTATTCTCGGCGAAAAACTTGCGCTCGGCGCCATCCAGGTAGATGAAGTTGGCCCAGCAAGCAAATGTAAGACTTGCGTATGTGACCGTGCTGTTCGAGGTGCCGGGGAAGAAAGAAACTGGTGCTCCGACAATTGCAGAACCGGGAGGAACTGTAGACTGGGCGGCGAAAGTTACAGTCACCGTAGTGGCGTTCGAGGAGCTCACAACCACTGGGCCCACAAGGGGAAGACCAGCCACATACGCCCCTGGCTGGATGTTTGCTCCGGAGGTTGGGGAGGTGATGTTGTTGATGGTCAGAATTGAGGATGTAGAGGTGGAAGTAATAACAGTGTTTGCAACCACGCTTGCAACGGTTGTGGGGGCGTACACATTCAGTGTGGAGTTGGCGGGGAAAAAGATGTTTGAAGCGCTTGCTGTGTTTGCAAATGCCATTGTCAGGTTGGAGGGGCTGGTTGTGTTGCCGACCGTCTTCAGGACTGCGCACAGATTGGAGTCTGGGGTCAGAACATTGGACACGAGCATACCGGAGAAAAGGGGGCCGGAAGCTGAGTTGTAGGTGAGGAAGGCGGTGTTGGAAGCCACTGCAGTCACGGCGGTTGCGGCCACATTGATGGTTGCCTGTGGGACGAGTGCCAGCGCGGGGTTTGTGGTGGGGCCGAAGGTGACCGTCTGACTCAGGGAGGATGACCAGGTGATGCGCAGCTCAACATCGTGGAACTGCAGAGCCACCAGGGGCAGGGCCAGGAAGTAATCCTTGCAGAAGAACAATTTCAGGGGGAAAAGTGTATTTTTCTGGTTTGTCATAGAGCCAGGGGCATTCAAGTTGAGGTATCTGGTTGAAAAGGTCTGCGCACCCACGACTGGCTCGACATCGGTCATCCACTGGAAGTCCTGGGTGTCAACCACCTGGCCTCCGATCAGGAGCTCCACCTTGTCAATCACCTTGGACCAGTCGAGACCGGAGATGCCCGCGTTATTCGTGTCACGGGCAGTAAAGTACACATAACTCAATAAGTCACCCTTCTTTTCAAATCGAACAAGAGAGATGCCACCTGCCTGTGGTGTACCTTGAATCACCTGGCGCTCAACCGAGTGAGCGTAGTGGGTATATCTCTTGTAGTTTGACCGGAAGAAAGACACCTCAGGCTTGCCTGTCAACCAAGCGTCCTGAGCACCAGTTGCGACGAGCTGAACTATGCCTCCGCTCATTTTATAATCTTAACCTAGGTTTTTTTCTGACTTGTTTAGTTCGCAGACAATGGTTGTTGAACGAATGAATTTTTCTCAAGTTGCTTGATTGCAATATCAAGTGTATCTGCGTATGGATTTCTGTTCCCCTTGAACTCGTTAAATTTGTCAAATTCTGGTTTCAAATAAGTTGAGTTGAGGGCTGTTCCTCCGCCGGCTCCTCCTGCCTGCACGGGGAAGGGGATGGACTCGGAGCGAATGTTTGTCATTGCTCCGACTGCGTTTACGGGGTCGTCTCTGACATTCATTCTACCTGCGTTTCCTGAGCGATCTGGGTTGGATCTGTTGTTTGACAGGTGTGGAAGAGACTTGTCATGGAGAGCGCCGTCGTATGGTTGGTACACATTGTACTGGGCAGGGCCGTACTCGAGGGTGTCCCCGCGGAACCCAGTCTCCTGTCTGATGGTTGTGCGTCTCGTCTTGATTTGGTCGGGTCTCCCCTCGAACCCGCGGAGGGCGCCGCCTTGGCCTTGACCGCTGTTTTGTGCCGGGTTTCTGCTCCATGCCTTTGACGCCTTGGCGAGGTGGGTCACATCTCCCATACCGCCTGCACCTCCATTCTTCACAACAGGGTTGGGAGGGCCCTCGCCGCCGGGAAGAGTCGTGAGACGCTCCTCGTTTATGTTGTTAGGCAAAACACGGAAAAACTGCTGGAAACCGCCGGTTGCAGCCACCTCGGGGCTCACACCCAAACCGGGGCCGACATTCAAACGCTCAACTGGCGGCAAATTATTCATCTTATTCGTGATATTCTCACGGCCGTACAAGTCGTATACTGGCTGGCCGTATGGGAAACGTGTGTTTGTTCTGGTCCTTTCCTGGAGAGATCTCACCTCATTTTTAGGGGTCAAACGAAAGTCACCAATACGGCGACCGAGGTCGGGGGTCATAATCTTCACATCCTGGTAGTCGGCCCAGTGGTCACCTGGGTGAGCCATCAGGTCCGTGTCGCG